CCTTTAATAATATTATAGCCAATTTCATTCAAACAGAATTAGCTAGACATTTTAAAAAAATGAGTGAAGGCACAGGGTTTTCTATAAACTATAAGTCAGCATGGATTGTTCGTCAATTTGCTGGAGAATTTAATCCTGCACATATACATACTGAATGTGATTTGTCCTGCGTAGGATATTTAAAACTACCCCCTGAGATAGATAAAGAATGGGAAGAAGATTACAAAGATCACTACCCTTGTAAGGGTCATATAGAGTTTTTACATGGTTCTTCTGGTAAGATGCATACCCATACCTTTCTTGTTAAACCTGCTGTAGCAGATTTTTTTATATTCCCATCTGATTTAATACATATGGTATATCCCTTTTATTCAGAAGGTGAGAGAAGATCGTTTAGTATGAATATGAGCATTGTTCAACAAAGAATAGATGATGAAGGGAAGCCTATTGAAGTTATAAGAGGCGAAAAAGAAGATTTAAGCCATAGAGCTAATAAATGGGAGCTTGACTCTCTAAATAAATAGATGTATACTGTTCCAACCTTTTTAGGAGATAAATATGGAGCCACAAATAATAGCACTACTTTTAAGTAGAGAAAACTTTGATAAGGCGAAATCCCTTGTCACAAAAGATATGTTTGATAAGAAATATAAAACTATCTTTGATGCTGTAATGCATTATCATACAAAATATGAGGGAGATATATCTAAAGATAATCTCTTTCTCATACATAGGAATTTATACCCTGCTATGCCAGACTCTACTAGAGATTCAGTAGAGGAGGCAATAAGAGCTATACCAGATTCTGTAGATGGCGATCCTCAATTCGTTATGGATACACTTACAGAGTTCTGGAGAAGAGAGATGGCTCGTAAGGTAGGAGAAACAGCAATAGACATATGGAATGGAGAGTCTACTAACTTTGGCGATTTGCGTCAAATGGTAGACCAGATAATCAATCAAGATTCTGCTACAGGCATACTGTCGATGCAGAGAGAAGAAACAGATGTAGAGACACTGTTCCAAGAGTTTGATGAAGACCCTGATTTCCCTTTCCCATTAACAACATTACATGATGAAGTAGCAGGTACTTACAGAGGTAATCTAGGTATTATCTTTGCTAGACCTGAGAGTGGGAAGTCCTCTTTCTGTGCTTTCCTATCTGCCGAAGCAATTCGTAAAGGGCATAGAATAGGTTACATAATGAATGAGGAAACTGCTAGAAGAATGAAGGCTAGAATATTAACTGCCTACTTCAATGTTCATAAAGATAATTATCAAGATAGTTTACCTGAGATGAAAGAAGTCTATAAAAAAGAAATAGAAGAAAATCTTTTCATTATGGATTCTGTAGGTTCAGACATTACAGAGATAGATCAATTCACAAAACTAAACAAGATAGACATCCTATTTGTAGACCAACTAGATAAGGTTAAGATAAATGGAGAGTTTGGTAGAGGGGATGAAAGATTAAAAGAATTATATGTAAATGCCAGAGAGATAGCTAAGAGAAACTTCTGCATGGTATGGGCTGTATCTCAAGCAAGTTATGATGCTCATGGTAGGCAACTACTAGACTTTGCTATGCTTGATGGCTCTAAGACAGGAAAAGCTGGAGAGGCAGATATCATAATAGGCATAGGTAAAAATCCTGGCGAAGACGATGATACGAGATTTTTAAATGTATCTAAGAATAAGATATCTGGTTGGCATGGTCATGTTGTTTGTGAGTTAGACAAGCTTACAGGGAGGTACTACGAATGATTTTAACATTAGATGTAGAAACTACCTCAGTAAAACATAATGGTGGAAATGATCCTTCACCTTATGTAGAAGGTAATCAACTGGTATCTGTAGGGTACAAAGAAGATGATAAGCCTGTAGAGTATGTATGGTTCTACCATGCAGATAGGCAACCTACAGAAAACAATATGAAGATAGTCCAAGAAGTACTGGATAGGACAGATGTTCTACTAGGTCATAATATTAAGTTTGACTTACAGTGGTTATTTGCCTCTGGCTTTGAGTATTCTGGTGCTGTATATGATACTATGGTTTTTGACTATGTCTGGGCTAGAGGAGTTAAAGTTCCTTTGAGTTTGGATGAGTGCTGTCGTAGGCATCAAACAGTCACAAAGAAAAAGAAAGATATTTTAGAAAAGTACTTGAAAGATGGTTATGGGTTTGATATGATACCCCATGAAATAGTAGAAGAGTATGGAATCGCTGATGTACAGTCAACTTATGAAGTAGCTGTAAGTCAAGCAAAACAGGAGGGTAAAAGCATTGAGCAAATTGCAGCCTACAATGTACCTGTCTTTTGAGGTAACTAGAGTTCTAGCAGAAATGGAAAAGAATGGTATCAAGATAGATCGCCAATCTTTAGAGTCTGTTAAACAGGAGTACACCTTAGAGGCTAACGAATTAGAAAGATTTCTTAATGAAGAGATTAAGAGAGTTATGGGAGATACTCCTATTAACTTAGCTAGTCCAGAAGATAGATCAAGACTTCTATTTTCTAGAGGAGTTAAGAATAAGAAAGCTTGGGCTCAGACCTTTAATTTAGGGTATGAGGTTAGAGGTAATACAAAGAAACCTAAACGCAGAACACGAATGTCTGAAATTCAATTTAAAAGAGCAGTAGCTAATGGCACTATAATACAATACAGAACAGAAGCTAAAAGGTGTGATATATGCAGTGGTTATGGAAGGGTGTCTAGGAAAAAGAAAGATGGCACTTGGGGTAAAGTAAGATTTATCTGTAAACCCTGTGCAGGAAAAGGTATAAGATATATCCCTACAAATGATATAGCAGGATTTAAATTACCTCCTGTTAACATAATGTCCTGTAGCACTCAAGGATTTAAAACAGATGCAGACGCACTTTCGCTATATAGGGAAAGAGGTAACGAAGAGGCTTTTATTTTTATTGAAAGATACCTAAGATTCAATGCAATAAAAACCTACCTTAAAACCTTCGTAGAAGGTATAGAAAAGAATTTAGATTACAGTGATCGCATACATCCTCAGTTCATGCAGTGTGTGACTAGTACTGGTAGGCTATCTTCTAGGAGTCCTAACTTCCAGAATATGCCTAGAGGTAAGACTTTCCCAGTCCGTAGGGCTGTAGTATCTCGATTTGAAGGGGGTCATATCCTAGAGGGAGATTATGCCCAGTTAGAATATAGGGTAGCAGGTTATCTAAGTAAAGATAATCATGTTTATTCAAATGTCAAGGGGGGCGTAGATGTCCATAACTTGACTGCTACAATTATAACTGGTAAAGATAAAGAAGATATAACAACAGAAGAAAGGCAAAATGCAAAAGCACATACCTTTGCTCCTCTGTATGGGGCTACAGGAATGGGATTGCCTGAGCATATACATAGATACTATTCTGAGTTTACAGATATATATCCTCAGATAGGAGAATGGCATTTAGAGTTGGCTAAACAGGCTTTGAAATATAAGTTTGTCAGCCTTCCGTCAGGTAGGGAATACAGATTTCCCTATGTAAAAAGAACAGCTAGAGGTATAACACATGCCACTAGCGTAAAGAATTATCCTGTACAGGGTTTTGCTACCGCAGATTTACTTCCGTCTGCACTTGTCGAAACTTCTAAGGATTTTAAAGATAAAAACTTTAAATCCTTGATTTGTAATACAGTACATGATAGTATAGTAGTGGATGTACATCCTGATGAACATGATCAAGTAATTGAGAGTGTCAAAGAGTGTATGCTTTCCATACCCCAGCAAGCCAAGAGAAGGTGGGGAATAGAATATGATATGCCAGTAGGCATTGAAATTAAAATCGGAAGCAACTGGCTGGATACTAAAGAAATTTTTTCAAATTAATGCTTGCATTACTTTAGAATCCTGTTTATAATAGTGTTAAGTCAACTCATAAGGAGTAAAATATGACGCAATTAGCAACAAACGAGAATACAGACCTCGTAATTCCAGAAAATCTGGATAAAGTTTCTGTAGATCAACTAGCAGAATTGATTGGTCAAAGAGAAGATAAGCCTGAGGGTGGAGATTCTCTGGCTAGACTATCAATTAATCATGCACCAGAAGATGATGAGGGTAACACCTTACCTAGAGGGCAGTTTGCTTTATACGATCCTTCAACAAGGGAGAAAGTATTTGGTAAAGAAGTTACCTTTAGAATTTTCATTAGAAGGTTTATGTATAGCTTATGGGATAATGAGCAAGGTGCTTATTCAGTTCGCACTACGCAACAAGCCAAGCTTAACGATCAATTTCCTGATACTGAGGGAGGCTTCAAATGTGGTAAGCTAACCAAAAATGAGATTACGGAAATTGGTTTAGATAGCCCAGAAGCTGCTGCATCAGCACTTGTTAAATGTAATCAAGTTCTGTACGGTTTAGTAACAATAGCAGATGGCAAGACTGCCTCTGGCGAAGATAAGCCAGTGGAAAATGTTCCTGTAGTATTTTATGGAAAAGGCTCAAGCTACAATGCAATATCTCAATACTTTAGGGATGTTGATAAGAAGAATTTACTTTCTCCTAATGTAGTAGCTAAAGCTCATTCTATAAAGCATAAGAATGGAGCTACCATTTACTATTCAACTAACTTAACTATTTCTGATACTGTGGATTTATCCAAAGACGATAGAGAGCTTTTAGTAGCTTTCGCAGATAGGATAAACTCTTACAATCTCCGAGTATCAGATGAGCATGCTGAAGCTAGTAATGGCGACAGCATTGATGCCATCGACCTTGCTGCTGTCGAGGCATAATGAGTGATATTCAAGTACTTATACAAGATTTCTTGAGTAGAGCTACGAAGGGGGAGGCTGAAATGCCTCCTTCTTTAATTGAAGA